AAGCTCTAGCAATATCTTTCCCTGATTCATCTACTCCATTGAATACTGCAGATATCTGCTTAAAGTATTCTTTGTATTCTTTGTCATCCTGTACTATTGGTATTTTGACTAGAGCTTTCACTCCATTACCTGATGGAGATGTCCAACAGGCAAAGATAGATTTGTGATCTTTAAGTTCTAAAATCAGAGCAGGTATATCCTGCACCTCATCAAAATCTAAAGTCAGTAAACCTGATGCCTTTCTTAGAGATGCATTATTTCTCTTACTGAAATCACCTCCAAAAGTTACAACAGGCAGTTGCATCTTAATAGATTTTCTTTCCTCTTTATCAGTAGAGAATCTTAGGTCCTTACATAACTGCTCAGACTTGCCATTCTTAATGCGATCTAAGTAGAATCCTACATCCTTATTCTGATAAGGTGATACATCCTTAATTGATTTGTAAAAAGTTACTTTCATAAGTATAAATAAAGGTGAGAGTCCCTGCTAACATAACCGCCAGGAGATTTGCAGGGATTTATACTCTCTAATGTTTTTGTCATGGCGATTATATTATGTGACAAATGTAATAATAAAAATTAATATATGATACTAAAGTACAAAAATAAATTTTTTGTGCTGTTTTGTGCTATTATTTGTGCTGTCTAAACTCCTATTGTTATTGGGCTGTAGAAGATTAGAACGAAAAAACACTTTTTTTTCCCAAAAACTGTTCACCCCCCAATTTGAAAATAAATTTTTTTTTATTAAAAATATATTTAAAATTAAAAATATAATCTATAGAGTATAGGGGTTAAAATTGTGCTTTCGTTCTAATTCTCTACAAGTCAATATGAGTAAAGGAATTATACAGCACAAAAAAAGCTCCGAAGAGCTTTAAATTATTTCAGCTAGTTCTTTAGCTGTCATATATTCTTTAAATTGATAGACCTTATCATGAGTCCAGGGCATCTGAATCTTTACATTGATGTAGTTTAAGTTTTCTACTGCTGATACTTTGTACTTATCCTGATAATTTAGATCCTTAGCAGTCTGAACTAATGGCTCAACCTCATGCAGATATACTTTATCTAGCTGCCTAGACCATCTCCTGTGCATTCTGATACCATGTATAACAGTAGCATGATGTCTATTTAGCATCTTACCTATTTGAGTCAGGGATACATTACATTTGTTTAGCTTGTACATTACATAGTATCTCTTATAGACATAGGATCTATTTCTGCTATTAGTATCTAGCTGATACTTTGTGATTTGTTCTTTTAAAAAATCTACTTCGTTCATTGTTTTTTATATAAATAATTATAGTACTCTTTACCTAATTTTAAAGTATCCATAGCACCATCTCCAAATGCCTCCACTATCTGCTCTCTCTCCATATCTTTTGCAGTGCAACAAATATTCATTTTCTCCTCATGATTTAATTTCTCCCATCCTGCTTTATAGAGTTGTTGCTCTAACCATTCTACTGCTGTTTGTTTCATTGTTCTATTTGTTTAATTTCTAAAATAAGATCATCATTCTTTTGTATGAGCTGCTTAACATGATCAGCATCATAAGCCTCTATAATCCTAGTGACTAACTTTACAGGACCTCCCCAATAGTCAAAGGTCTTAAATACTACTTTATACATCTTCATTGTCATCATTTTTTATTGGCACATCTAAGCCATACATTAAATCAAACATCTTAAAATCTCTATTAGCATTCCTTTTACTACCCTCATAACTCTGAAAGTACCACTCTCTGAATCTTAGGTATTTTTGGTGAGTGTAATCACCATTAGCTATAGCATCCTGGACCTCTATAGCTAGCTGTGTAAATTCAGTCATTGGATTTATTGTTTATTACTTGTAAATACTTGAGGTAAAGAGGCAGATTAAATCCACCTCTTATCTCTTCTGATGTTCTCCTACTAGTCCAAAATTTTATAATTGCGTTGAATGTCATAGCTTAGACTTTAATAGGTTAAGATTTGCATCATTTAGAATAAAATGAGACATATCTCCATCATCAGTCTCTGTAGCATTATAAGTAAATGGCTCAATAGTACCTGCTATGTATACATCACTATCATAGTCAGTTTTCCAATTAGAAAAATAAGTATTGTCTCTTTTGTATAAGTCTATAAAGTTCATAATATAAGTTCTAAAAAAGTGAATAAAAAAAGGATTGATAGTATTACAGTTGTAACAGTAAGCATAGCCATAGCAAATGCTATTTGTTCTACTCCTACAGGAGTAAAGTATTTAATTAGCTTTTTCATTGATCTTAGTTATTAGGTTAGCAATAGTATTCCATCTGCACATTGCTCTATCAGTAGCTTCATGCTCACTGCCTAGATGCTCTGCAAAATCTTGAGCTACAGTCCAAAGCTGCTGCTCTTCTAGTAAAATAATCTCCATTAGTTGTTTCTTGTTCATAATAAAAAGTTTTAATTGTTGATAACTATACGCCAAAGATAATAGAAAGTTTTATAACTGCAATAAAATAATGTAATTTATATTCATTCTAAATAAGACTAGGGGACAAATTGTCCCCATCCTGTAAGGTCGCAATTTGCGAATGCAAAAAAAAACAGCTGCGTGCTGGGGAGCTTACAACTGCTTTTCTTTTATTATGAAACAAGTGCTAAGTTAATGTTTATATTTGAATTTCAAAAAATCTAGGTAAGTTTTATTATTTATTTTATAATACTTTCTGCAATCATCACATCTCATCCAATGATGGATAGTACCTCCTGCAGTTACTACCTGTTTATTATATCTCACATTATAGTTACTACATTCAGGACAGCAATACTTCTCATCTCCCTCCATTACAGCATAGTGAGTAGATGGAGCTGCATAGGTATTGAGTTTATTGAATACAGCTTCTAGTACAGTGACATCCATTTTGCAATATGCTACCATCTTATCCATAGCCTGCTGATCTTTCTTAAATACTATGTCTTTCCACAAATCTAATCCCCCTGTATCCATCTTTTGACCTACTCCTAAATACTTAGCTATATAGTCTAGCTTATTACTATTAAAATTAAAGTATCTTTTAGCCCATTTAAGCGTGTCTATAGTCTTTGGTGAGGGCATTACATCAAGTCCATGTAATACAGCTCTTGTACGCAACCATTTAAGGTCAAATCTATCCCCATTATGAGCCACAATTTCATCAGCTTGAGCCATAACTTTAAGGAATGCTTTAATCATAGCCTTATCAGATTGCTTTTTATCCCAAGTTAGGAACTGTACATCATCCTCTGACTCCCATTTATAGCAGATGCAGATAATAGCTCTCTCATGAATGATGTCACCTGGATTGATTGTAAGATTATATCCTGATCGCCAAAATATACCAACATTGAATGATGTCTCAATGTCAAAAAACAGTCTTTTTCTTACCATAGATGGTGTAAACTTAGAACAAATATTTCTCTCTCGCAAATTTAAAGAGATATGATAGCAATAAGCCTATGCCTACTCCTACAAATAATAGACTAAGATTGCCATTAGCTCTAGGTCTTGTAGCCTTAGCTTGAGCTTTCTCTACAATACGATCTTTGTAGATAGTTTTGACCTTTAGTCTATATTCTATTTTTTTATCTAGTCTAGTCTTAGGAACATAGACTGTGTTATACTTTATAATAGTATCCTTAGTAGTTATAAACTTCTCCCATACAATACTATCATGAATGATAACAGGGATAGAATCTAAAGTAGTGATCCTGATAGTATCTCCTGTCTCTTCACAGGTATAACCTTTTTTAATAGCTTTATTGAGATGGTATTGTGCAGAGCAGCTGCTGAGTAGTAGGATTATAGCTAAATATCTCATCATTCTTTTATTTCAAAGTGCATCCAATCGTAATTTTTCTCAACTCCTAAAGATATAAATCCATGCTTGTAGAATATATCTATCATCTTCTGATACTCAGGTCTTGCAAATCTTGCAGTTTTCGATGATTCTTTGAGTAAGTTTCTAGCAGGATCTAAGTCTATTGCTATCCCCCATGAGTGCATGGATAAAGCTGTACCGCCTCTCATTTTTCTATAGTTAAAACATCCACCGAATAAATCTATACCTAGCTCTTTAATCTTATCATATCCATAGGTAGCTAAAAGCTCATTGAATACAGCTGTAAAATTATCAGCTACTAGTTTATGACACATCATAGAATTGACTGAGCTGTCTAAGTCCCAAGCTATTCTCATTGGATATGGTAGCTTAATCTTTACTAAATATCCTGCACCTGTTACATTAGCAGTACCATATTTAGATGTAAGTTCCCATCTAGTCATTTCAGTTTGTTTAGGTCCTCTTTAACTTCCTTAGCTCTAGCAAATAATGCCTTAGCACTTTGCCAAAGGTCTAAGTTTCTAGTAGAAATTACTTTAATGTTTTCATTAATAGAGATTACCTCTACAGATGCTAGTACTAATGCTACAATTTTGGTGAGCATAAATGGTACACTGAAAAAAGTGAGGATGATATCATTAAGTATGAATTGGTCTATTAAAAAGAACATAATCACAGTAACTTCATAGAGTGCTAACTTGCTTATAATAGATGATAGCTTTCTGCTAGTTATTTTCTCTTTTAATTTATGAGCTTTTTTTATACCTGTAAAAGTATCAATACATATTAATACTCCTATCATTATTAGAATGCCTGATATAGGTAAAAAGAATGCAAAGCAAATAGATATAAGTGTCAAAAGTTCTGATTGTATTGATAGTATTAATAAAGATAGTTGTGCTTTCATTGTTTAGATTCTATTTCAGATACTAGTAAAAAAGTAAAGTAAGATATTAGCAAGCATCCTAAGAATTTAAAATGTAACGGATCAGCAAATACTAAAGAGATCCCTGAAAGATATCCAAAGCCAAAGACTAAGAATGATAAGATGCCTGAGTGCTTCATATAATTAAGATTGAATTGTTGTAGCCATTGCTATTATTCCCACATAAGCCTGTACATTCTAGCAAGCCATTAGAATAACAGCTACATCCATCTATCATAGGTCTAAGGTCAGTATCTCGGTTAGTAGTACTAGTGAATACAGGATATAAAGCCCTATTCTTAAGTAGGTATCTTATTAATCTCTGCTCAAAGAATGCAGCTTTCTGTGCATAATGCTCCATACTGAATGCTATAGTACTTCTATCTACCGATGCTGAGTTATCTCCGAACTGAGTCTGTAGACCTTTATTCTTAAGTTGTAAAGATAGACCGAATACAGCATCTTCAGCTGCTCTCCATGCTATAATAGGCTGTATGAATGCTACTAGATCCTCTTCATCAGGGGATAAAGTCTGAGCATTATATTTAGTAAGCAAGTCATTATAGAATGTAGTACCTAAGATAGGCATGATTCTTAGCTGAGCTTGAGTAGCTAAGTAAGGAGTAACATTGTTTACATCTACATTAGCTGTGATGGGTGTGTTATTCTTAAGATAGGTTTCTGTTATAAAGTATAGCATCAGATTGTTGGTGTTGGTGTATCATTTAATGGAGGTAAAGATGCTAAAGCTCTTATCTCATTCTTAGACATATTTTCTAGGACCTTAGCAGCTATTGCAGGATTCAATGTATTAAGTGCATCATTAGTCTTAGATGGATCTCCCTCAAGCTCTACTATAGCCTCGTTAATTATCTGATAGTTATTGATTGTAAAATCTGCATCTATCTTAGCTATGAATAGTAGCTCATTAAAGATATCAGCAACTTGGTCTCTCAATGGCATTACTACATTTTTCTCAAATATGATATAAGCCTGCTTAATATCTGAGCCATTACCTAGTGATCCTGTAGTACGAATACCCATAAGTATAGGATCAATAGTGTGACTAAAGCAAATCTGCTCAGTATTCAGCTGAGATGCCTCTTGAAAGAGACTATCATTACCATTGGTAGGTAGTGACTCTATCTTTGGCAGTTGCTCTGCTGAGTTAGCAAAGAAAGCCACAGCTTTACCTGCATTAGCAGCACCTTTCAATCTATCAATAGTATTTCTTATCATGTTCTTCTCCTCCTCAGACTGAGGTCTTTTAGGGAACATCATAGCAAAGCTAGGAAAAACTGAATTTTGTATGTTACTCTTAGCAAAGTAGCTAAGCTCTCCTGATAGGAATGCAAAGTTAAGTGCTGAGGTGTACTGAGGTAATGGATAGTAATCCTGTCCAATACATTCAACCTCATACACGAATAGTTGCTCATGGTCTCTTGAGGTAGGAGTATATCTTCTTATCTCCTGGACTCCAATCCTTGCGGACCAATCATCACAAATATAGTATCTCTTTCTATCTAAGTTTACTCTAAGTTTCTCAGGTGATAAATTGACAATCTTTGTTAGCTTCATTTTATCATCAAAGCATAGCTTAAAATATACTCTATTATGCAGTATCAGTTGCTGAGTTACTGCAGGAACTATCTTTTTTATATTTAATTTTCTCTCTAATGTATATAGCTCTAGCTTATCTTGAGGAGTAAGTCTATCAGCTACTATATTAAATCCACCTCCTACAGCTGCATTCACTTTATATCCTACAATAGAGCCATGTAATGGACTGCTATAGAATATCTGATTGATTAGCTCAGGAAATAAATTGTCCTGACCAAATGGGATGTAACCATTAGTCTGATTCCTACCATTTACATAAGGTAGTGTAAGATTAGCACCTCCTACTTTAAGGAATGGAGTAGAGAATGATTGATATCCCTCTACTATTTCGTGCTTTACTGTTTTAAAAAAATCTTTTAATGCCATAATTACTCATAAATTGATGATACTATTGGTCCTGTTACTACCATCCTGCCCTCTTCAATCACTAATCCTGTAGAGTTAGCAATAGTTGGAGGTGTGATAGTGGATTCATAGATACTGTATGTATATTGCCCTTTGACCAAATCCAAATCTACAGGCTCATCCAATACAAATTGATTGAATCTCTCAGGATAAGCTGAGATATCAGCAGTGTAGAATGTAATAGGTGCAGAGAGCAGGTCCATTTCATTCTGAAAAACAAATAAATAATAAGGAGTAGGCAGTGTACTTACCTCAGTGAGTGTAAGGATAATCTGATTGACCTCATTTTTTTTAATGTATATCATATAACTATATTATATTAAGGTCAAAAAATGTTTAAAAAAAAAGCTCTACAATATGCAGAGCTTTAATTATTAGGGTGTTAGATTATGATTGTACAGCAGGGGGAAAGTCTGTTGGATTAGCTGTAATCAATGTATCTGTTACTTCATAAGCCAAGTGTTCAGCTTCAGCTAAAAGTGTGATGGAGTATTTACTACCATCTGCACGAGCTGTACCTGATCCTTCACCTGTTGCAGTAAGTTGTACATTTTCAAAGTACCAATACTTGTCATTTGCATCTTGAATAAATACAGCTAAGTATTGCTGTCCTGATCCAAGTACATTGATAGCCTCTGATTTATCTTTGTCTCTTCTATTAAACATTAAAGTAATAGTCTGAGTTACAAATGTAGAGCCATTAATTAGGTCTATTGCAGTATCCTCTGTATAGTTACCTGTATTTCTATTGATAGCAAAAGGTACACATGGATCACCTACAGTAATTGCAGATACTATCCAAGCTCCTCCTGATACTGTAACGCCTGATATCTCATCTTGTTGATTTACCCATACGTTTTTTATCCCTCCAATATTGTTGGAGCAGTTTTTTTGGATTGATTGTAATGCTTCACAGCTCATCTTGTATGTTTTAAGTAAAGGGAGCTTTCACTCCCTTAGATTTATAAATTAGTTAATTAAGATGCAGAGTTGTAGAATACAATCTCATTACCATTAACGTGAGTAAATCCTACTTTCATATTTGCACGAGTTCTGATTACAGGCTCAGCAATAGTATCAGCTAAATTGATAGCTCGTAATGCTTTACCATCACCTTCAGCATCAAATGCATAGATAAAGTTATTTCGAGGTGAAGCTACGATTGTAGATAAACCTAACATACCTGGACATAATACCATCTTAATTCCTAAGTAAGTAAAGTCTAGAGCTTGAGTTAAGTTAGCTTGAGTGTTAGATGCAGCAACAGCAGCACGATAAGCAGTAGCTACAGGAGAAGATACATACAATCTCAATTCCTCTTGATTAGCAATAACAGCAGCAGGAATTGCAGCATATACTAAAGCTAATTTGTCAAGTACATTTGCAGCAGTGATTGCTGGAGGTGTAGCTCCACCTACTTCAATTACATTAGCTGAATCAGCTACTAATCCTTTTTTGTATCCATCACATAAAGCTAAAGCAGCAGTACCTGATGCAGTATCACCTGACCAACGTAACTTTTCTACATTCTCAGCAATAGTCTTAGACATCTCATTCCAATAGTAATCCATGAAAGATGCAACAGTGAAATCACCATTAGATCCTTTAGTCATTTGTAAAGATACAAAAGACTGCTCTAGGTCAAATTGACAAATTTGTGCCATTGCAGATAATCCACATACATCAATCTCTACAGATGCAAGGTCATCAGTACTAGCATTCCATCCACAGTTCTCCTCTTGTAAAACTTGACCAAATACTACATTTGAGATTTTAGTCTTATACTTTACTCCAGGTAGTGTACGATAGTTGTCTACTACTTCCTCATTCAAATAAGCTCGGCTATAAAATGCCTCACTGTTAGCTTGTAATAATGCACTAGCATCAATGTCCAAGTCAAATTTTAATTTTCTACTCATTTTGTTTTTTTTTATTTATTAGTTATTATTTAAAAATTTACTTACCATACTGAATTTATCATGCTGTGATAGTTTAGTAGCTTCTACTTCTACTACCTCCTCATGCTCAGCCATCATCTCTTCAATACGATTTCTAAGATCAGCTATCATTGCAATTAAAGCATTGATTTGCTCATCAATTACAGGTTGTACTATAGCCAAGATAGCTTCAGCATCAGCAGCAGGATCTACAGCCATCTCTTCTGTGGCAGGTGTCTCCTCTATTACTTCCTCTTCTACTACTGTCTCTTCTAGTGCAATCTCTTCTGTCATTGCTTCTTCTTCAACAACAGGCACATCTCTTATCTCAGTAACTTCTCCATCAACAACGATGTAAAGTTTACCCTCGATTAGATGCTCTCCATCAGGTAACTTCATATTATATTTATTTATTTGATTACTTAGTTTTAAGCCTAAGAATCCCTCTATTGAGAATCCTATCTGCTCATTCTTTACTAGCTCATTATAGTACTCTTTATCAGTTACCTGAGCTGTTACCATTAATGTGCCTTTAGGTACTTCAATACCATAACTAGAATAGGCTTTATCGAGCATAGGATCTTCTACTATCCATGCCTCAAGTACATAAGCAGGTACAGTCTTATCAGTATCATGCTCTAGGTTAAATACATTACGATTAGATAGGTCTTGCATAAACTTAGAATGAATCTGCTCAATAGTCTCAGCTGTAAATTGTACATAGTACTCCTCATCATTCTCATCATTCCTATATATCTCCATAGGTATCATTGCAGGAGCTACTACTCTATACTTTAAGTCATCTGAGAAAAACAATTTTTTGTGTTCATCAAATGCCATCCCTTTAGTAATAATAGCAGGAGTTGAGGTAAAAGCTATCTGCTCAATCCCTAACTCTTCGCCATCTGAATACTCAGGATCTATAGTAATTTTATAGATTGGAATATCTTTTGTCATAACTATATTATATTTTTTTTATATTTGTTCAAAAATTAGAAACTATGATAAACATTTTCGGCAAAGAAATCCCATCTAAGATGGATGAATTAACATTAGAGCAGTTCCAAAAGATATCTGCTATCCATAATAATGAAGAGTATGATACTCTTGAAAAACATTGTAAAGTCTTTGAGTACTTAGGTATAACTGAGGATGATATGGATGTAGACTTTGATGTATTCTTAGCTAATGTTAAAGCATTCAATGATAATAACTATACTAAGGCAGATCCTGTAGAGGAGATAGAGCTAGAGGGATATACTTATAGAGCTGAGATGAAGCTCTCAGTAAAGGATTCTAGGATTGTTGAAAAGATTGTTAAAAAAGATAATAAGTATTATATCTCAGATATCATGGCTCTTATGTTCAAAAGAACTGACCTATCAAATACTGAGCATTATGATCCTGCACATCTCAAGCATAAAGCTAAACTATTTAGTAAACTAAAAGCAGATATAGCTATCCCTTATCTTACCTTTGTAACCTACAAAATCACTAACCATGCAGAATCTCAAGTTGCCAAAGAATTGGAATCAGATATCAGTGGAGCAGTTCCTGGAGATCAGGAGTCTGAGCAGTGAAAATGGAATGTTTAACTATCAGATTGATGTACTTTCTGCTTTAACTGATAGCGATATATCTGACTTTGAGGAGCTAGATATAGATGAGCTAAGTGAATTGACTAGTCAGATTAAATGGCTGCAGTCTGATCCATCTAGGAGGTATAAGAATAAGCTAGATAAATATGTCCTTAAACCATTTAGTAAACTTACTCTAGGAGAGTTTATAGACTTAGAGTATTACTTCTCTAATAACTACCTAGATAATTTCTGCCATATCTTAGCTTTACTCTACAGGAGAACTTCTAAGAATGTTTATGGTGATGATATTATCGAGCCTTATGAGTATAGCCCTAAAGATAGATTGGATTGGTACTTAGATTATCCTATTACTGATGTCTATGGTATTATCCCTGAGTATCTAAAGTATAGAGAGAATTTTACTAATACCTATACTAATTTATTAGTAGATGTAGTATCTGATGATGAGGTGCTTGAGGATGCTGATGAGATTAAAGAGCAGAAGAGAGAACAGGAAAAGCAAAAGTTTGCATGGGAATCTACTATCATGGCTCTATGCAATGATGACTTAAGCAAGTTCAATGACATCCTAAATATGTCAGTAGTATTAGTCTTTAATATCTTAGGGATGAAAAAAACTTTAGACAGTTAATGGATAGTTAGGAGTAAATCCTGCAGGAGGATCTAGTGCATAAAATGTATAAGTCAATTTCTGATCACTCTCTAATATATCAGCTACCTCTAAGATAGGATAGTTCTGAGATATCCATTCAATATATTGGCTATAAATTTCATTAGTAATACCTGCAGATGCTAGCTCTCTAGTAAAAGTAGCTACATAATCTCTAGGAGTAATTACTCCACCATTCCATAAGAAAGCTCCATTATTTAAAAAGATAAAATAATACATGGCTACTATCTCAATCTCTAAGCTACCAAATCCTGTAACCTTAGCATTGATTCTAATACTCTCTACTAGTGTACCGTTATTCTCTACAATATCATTCCTTAAGATTCTCTTTAAGATATTAGCCATTCTCCTACGAGTAGGATACTTTACATTAAACTCACCTGTATTCTTATAAGCCATAACTATATTATATTAGATTCTAATTTTGTTCAGGAACTTGACAATTGGTCCATGAGTTTATAACTACTGATAGATTCATCTGCCATCCTGCTGCATAATCTAATAAATCATTATTCAATGGGATGAATGTAGGCTGTCCATCTATATCAAAATCATAATCATCAGAGAATGTAAACTCTAAGAATAGATCCTGGAGTATCTGCTGAGTGTCACTTAGTATAGTAGTGATGTTAGCTCTATCCATTTGTATAATATCAAAGCAATAGATCTCTAATGTAAAGATAGTAGTATTCTCATAAGGAGTTGCACCTGTTGGAACTATAAAGACTATAGGATATGCCTCATCTTTAGTAGCAAAGTTTACCATCTGCTCTTTAAAGTCTGATCCTACTTTTTTTACTTGTAGATGATTGTTATAGAAAGTAGTTATCTTATCTACTATTAATTGATAGCTTATCATAATACTGAATTTTGTTGAATGTTATTTATAAAGTGCTGAGTAGCTGTCATCTCAGTTTCTGATACTACGGCTGTTACTGTTATATTTTGACCTGAGCTACCTGCTGCATTTATTTGACTGCCTGTATTGGCTTGACCAAATAGCTGAGGACCTGTTGCAGGTGCTACTGCTGTTGTGGCTGTTGCTCCTCCTCCGCCTCCTCCTGCACCTGTATCAGATGGTGCAGATACACTACCTCCACCTAAGGCAGATAATCCTTTAGCTGTAGCTCCTATTACTGCACCTATACTAGTTGCCATCTTTATATATAATAGTGCTGATGTACCTAATCCAAGTACTCCTTTAGTAGCTACCTCTTTAGATCCTCCTACATTTGTATTATTTATGATTTCAGCTATAGATAGAGCTGCATTAGCTAAGAGAGCAGCCTTTTGTATTTTCTTATTTTTTTCTGCTAGTCCTGCAAATAATGTTACTAGACCTTTAGCTGCATCTATCTCTGCACTTCTTATATTTTTTTTAGCTTCAAATGCTACTTTAGCTGCATTACTATCTATAGCATTTATCTTATCTTGAAATTCTTTCCTTAATAATAAGAATAGCTCATCATTATCTTTTAATGTAGCAGTCTTCTCATCAAATTCCTGTTGCAATTTTAATTTATCAGCTTCATTCTGACCATCTCTTAATCTTACAAGCTCTAGATATTTAGCATCTTCCAAAGCTATAGCATCTATTAAAGCCTTAGCATCAGCTTCTTTTTGCTTAGCTAGTTTATCAGCGATAATAGCATCATTAATATCTGTATATTTTTTCTTAATGGCTTTCTCCTGGATACCTTGAGCCTCTACTAATGCAGTAGTATCATTATTAAACTTTTTAGCTTCAGCTATCTTAATAGCATAGGCAGTTTTTAAATCATCAAGCTCTATCTGTTGAAGACTTTTTTTACTATCAGCTACTACCTTAGCAGCTGCAGCAATATCAGCCTCTGATGCTTTATCTGCTGCTATTCTTTTTTCCCTTGCTACCTTAGCCTTATCACTAGCCTCTTTCTCTTTTTTATCAGTATCATCAGATTCTTTTTTATTGGCAGCATTTTTAGCTACTTCTTTTTCACTATAGCCTTGCTTTATTATTTCATTCTCAGCATCTACTTGCTTTTTTAATTCTAGTCTTTTATCATCATAAAATTTACCATCCAAATCCTTAATAGAATCTAATTCTTTTTTAGCTTCTGCCTTTCTTATATTAGCCTCTTTTATCTTAGTGTTACTTAATGCCTCCTCTTGCTTAGTAGTCTCTTCTCCTGCAGCTTTAAGCTCAGCAATCTCTCTACCCAAATCTCCTACTACCTGAGCCTCTCTTGCTTTAGATGATTCACTTACTTTCTTATTAGCTGCTGCAGTTTTTTCTGCATTCTCTTCAGCTTCAAAGGATGTAAGTCCTAGCCAATCAGTCATAGATTTAAAGCCTGCTATTATTGCATTAATGGGAGCCATCATAGCTTTCATTACATCATCTAATTTACCAAATGATTTAAGTACTAAAGCTACTACAGCTACGATTGCAATTACTGCAGCTGTTATTAAAAAAATAGGATTCATTAAGATGGTAATTCCTAGCTTTACGAATGCCCCTCCTACATTTTTAATAGTAGTTATAAATCCTGTAAATTGTTTAGTAAGATCTTCAGGCTTTAATGCAGCTATTGATTGCTTTAAGTTAGCACTTTGTTTAGCAGCAGCTGTAAAATCCATATTTTGTAAAGACATACTCATGCCTTCAAATGAATTTTTAACCTGGTCTAAATTGCTACCTTTTTTAAATTCACTAACTGCTGAATTAATGGAGTTAATTTTTTTCGTAACATCACCTGCCTTATCAGCTAGTGCAGCAAATGCCTCAGGATTGGCAGCATCTGCCATCTGATCTTTTAGACTTCTCAGCTCTGCTTTTAAAGCTGCTACGCCTGATAATTTAAGGGGGATTACTACTTCATTCATATACTCTAATTTCTATTGTGTTATTTACTAAGTGCGTATCATGTAGAGCTGCAGTAGGGCTGTGTAGGTTGCTTGTTCTAACATAGATAATATCATTATCATTTATAATTCTTACAATACCATCTGCTACTACATTGCTTATAGTTGTAGTTGTTTTATTTGTAGTGAAAGCTCCTACTAAAGTACCATGATAAACTCCTACAGCTGATCTAGTCCATACTATAGGACCTATACTATTCTCAAGCTCTATGACTGTAGGTGCTGAGGTAGTAACTTGACTTATCAAAGCTACATATTTAGTGTATGTAGGTAGCATCTCACTAACAGCTCTACCATTTATATTATCTGTTACTCTTAGATTAGTAGTTACTACTCCATCTTGATCTACATTATGACCATCTCCTACTACTAATGTCTTAAGTCCATCACCTACTGTATTACCTGATCCTATTATTATAGCATTCTTATTGTCAGTAGTTACATTGGTCTCATCATTATAGCCATCTAAGATGCTTACAGTCTGATCACCACTGCCTGGTCCTACCGGTAGAATAGTGCCACTAAAAAAAGCAGGTAAATCTATCTCAGTCTCTAGGCTTATTAGCTCTACCTTAGTAGGCTGTAGATAGTTAGCATTGTAATCTATTACTTTATTAATACTCCACCATGAATTGTCTATCCTTATCTTATCATTCAGCTCCATTAGTTGGATGTCTACCTCATTGAGTAGAAAATATGCAGTCAATAATTTGCCACCATTTATCTGAGCTACTGTTCTCCTCCAATATGAATTATAGAGATTGTTATTAGTGTTCTGAGCTACCTGATAATAGTAGTATTGGCATGGTGCAAAGTTTATATCAAACTCAGGATTTGCAGGATTAGGTCCTCCAAAGTGTGAGAGGTATGGATAAGCTCCTGATGTAGATGTTGTAAGACCATATCCATGATTTATTACTACATCCTGAGCAAACACTTCACCATTATCATATAAGATCCTAATGTTAGTCTTAGGAGATGCACCATTGAGTAATGGTAGGAATGCACCGAATACTGTAGGCTGTACAGGAGTAGGCGAGAATATAAGCTCTTTGACATCTATGCCTTTCACATATTCATTCTCGAATGTTACCTCTGCCTGACCGTATACCTCCTTAGTGACATCTGTATAAACTGTATTCGGAGAATCAGTATCTGCTTTGTAGGTAAGTCTTAATTTTTTATTGTTAAGCTCAGGGATAAAGATTAAAGATTGCTCCTTATCTTTCATTAGCTTGTTGGTCCAATCTACTGCCTTACCTGAATCATAGTACTCATCCCTGTGTATTAGAATTAAGTTAGTCTCACTTTGAGGATCAGATGTAGCATAAAGATTATACATCATAAAGATGCTCTTAATAAAATCTGATTGCTTAATCTTTTCAGGGATAAAGCTATTCATAGTAGTGATACCACTGTTCAATGGGATATTGTCAGATGGTCGGATAGTTAGGTCTATAGATGTAATGTCTAGGATAACTTCAGGAGCTGCAAAGGGGATAGTACTAAACTCATCCTCCCACTGCCTATATTGACCTGCACCTAATAATATTCTAGCTTGTGCTATTTGTATATCATTATAATCTATCCCTCCTGTACCATCTGATGTAGCACTTAAAGTAAATACCTCAGTAAAACTACCTAAGCTAGTAACACCTGCAGGCAAAGCAGAACTATAATAATCTGCATAAATATACCTACCAATACAATCTACATTTTGATGACCATCAATAGATACATTTAAAGCTAATCTAAAACTATTGCTGTGAGGGAATTGAGGTAATATAATTGGTCCTAATGAAAAACATGATTTACTTGCATCAAGTGATAATGTATAACTTACAGTCATCTCCCATGTATAAGACTGCCCTGCATTTACACCTGTCCATTGAGGAGTACTATACTCACCATTTGTTGGATCAAATATATTAGCAGGATCTGATAGCTGAGTCCATGTTGTATCAATAGGATATCTTACAGGAGTAGTCATCTGTGATACAGTTGCATTAGCTGAAGGAGTAGTCCAACTATAACTCGATCCACTATTACTAGCCTCTACCTTAGCATCACTCCAATCAATTATATTCTGATCACCATTATAAGGAATCAGTAGCTTATCAAATCTAGCATCTAGTAAATCTGCCCAATCATAAGAGTATCCTGCATCAGTAAAGATTCTATCAAAGTATACCTTAGCATAGATTGCAGGCTTAAACCAATTTAGCTGATACTGATTGTCTATATTAAATGGCATCACATACTTATAGCTATCTGCTACAGTATTGTCAAAGCTATTGATTACTTCTGTAGCATCTACATAGTGATCTAAGTCTGAGAAATCTATATCAGTCAAATACTTATTAGAGATGTCAGTAAAGAATGTACCTCTGTTCTCTTTCACTAGTACCTCATACTCTACAATCTGCTCATAGGCAGATGTAAGCTGTGACTTTTTGATGCTAATGAGCTGAAGAGTTGCATTGATCATCACAGGGATTCCATCCTGGATGACATCACAGCTAGTGAGCTGATTAATATCAAAAGTGCCTGCTTGTATGTTTACATCATAGTAATGATTAAGTAGGTTATTATTATTGCTATTGCCTACTAATGTAATGGTCTTAGAGAATGATCCTGTTCTCTTAGATATATCTCTTATATCTCCTATGCTAAAATTCAAAGGGAATGCTGTAGAATCTTTGACATCTAAATAGCCTCCTGTACCTCCATTAATCCCTAAAGATTCTAGAGTACTTGTACAGCAATCAAATGCCTCAAACACACCACCATCATTAACTACTCTATTTTGGAAAGCATTAACTAAGACAACAGCATCATCAGTAAATTTAAGTTGTATCCTAACCATTGATAGGAGAATTAAGGGCTAGCTTAATACTTACTGATTGCTTTATTAGATTCTTATTTCGCTGTCTAAAATTCTCAAATCCTGTAGCCTCTACTGTACAAGCACAATCTATGCCTGTAGCAGAATAGAATACTTGAGGAGATGTCAGTAGCTCTTGAAATCTAGTTGCATTGTATTGGTCCATCCAATTTGTATTTAAGTCAAAGGTCATCATCACATTAGGATTATAACTTCTATTGCCTATTGCATACTCTCCCTGTTGCCATTTAGTAGATACTACTGTACCATCTACATGCTGATTATACATTTCTCTGCTTATTTGCCCTTTCTCATAAGTCTTAAGTTGAAATGCAAAAGATTGCCATGATCCCATCCTATCTAAATAATATAGCACATCATCATTGATAGCACATCTATTGTCATAGGCAAAGTAATAAGGACCGAATACAGGCTCAGCACCAAAATTACATACTATCTCTACATAGAAATCCTGAGTAATAGAATGATCTGTAGTGTTTATCTCAAAGTTATGGAGACCATCAGTACAGGCATAATTTGTAGTACCTAAACTAGTGCCAGCAATATCATAATAGATCACATCATAACTACCTGTATATACTCTAGCTAATAAGTAAAATATCTGATTATCTGTCATTAAAGCTCTAGCTGTAGAATCATTGGGAGTAAGAGTACTTAAAGCAATTTGTGGGCTAGTTACTCCTAGATAATTAGCTATAGGAAAGACTCCTCCTGTATTAAATATAAGATTGTTATAAGCTCCATTGAATACCTCTCTATCTTGAATGATAACATCCTTAGGAGTTATGGTCTTTCTGAAATCTGCATAAGTTACCTCACCATCTATAGCTGCATTAGTTACATCAGCCCATAAAGCATTAATGGTAAAATTATTAGCAGTAGCAGATAGTACTGTATGCAATCCCTCTACTCCTGGATTAGCTACTCCTCCATCAGATTGCACAATTAAGATTTGATCATTAGCTACAAAACCATGAGCTGTAAATGTGATTCTTACATTGCCACCATTATCTGTTAATGAGCTTGTGTAGTTTATGTTTGAGATATACTCAAAGCCTAAGTCTATATCATATTGATACCATGATTCATTGACTTGTCCTAGCTCAAAGTTCCATGTCACTAATGCTTGCATCAGCTTACTTATATCCATCTCTCCATATCCTGTACTATATACAGGGAGAGTTTTATACTGAGCTATCTGAGTAGCTACATTAGCAGGATTGATAGTAAAGATATATCTGAAGCCAGGCTCATTCTTATTAGTATTGTCAATGATATACTTAATAGGATTATAAGCAGGCATCATCTGAGCAGGCTGTGCTATGATAGTAGTGCTAGGCATATTATCTAGGTATTATATGATCTTCTATATTTACTTTACTATGCCCTGCAAATTCGTGCTTAGGATTATTAACTTCAATTTCTGCTTTACCAAAACTAATAGACTGCTCACTCATCACATCAAAATGATGACCATCTAAATAAGTTGCCTCAGTTATAACCTGCATATCTTCTATTACAGGAGGTGTTAAAACTATCTGCCCTATCTCTACTACTGCGTGAATGCCTGTGCCGTATGTTAGTGATGTAACATCATTGAAAGTACTCTCTACATATACACCTTTTTTTAGGAGGTCTTTCATTGCAGTAGCTTTAGTTGTGTATTTTAATTTGTATATGTTCATCTTATAAAGTTGTTAGTGAGGCAAGTTCTGCGTTTGTTAGGCGAGTTGGGAAGAGAACTGCTGAGTTTATTAAAGCATTTTCTTTGTTGTTTGTTGATGAGCCATATCCATTTAATGAAACTTCACTCATACCGCTTACAACAGTTCCGCTTGTGTCAGTTCCTTGTTGTACACCATTTAGATAAAAAA